GATATAGAAGAAACTTACTTCAAACTTTTTGAAGAACCGCTTGCTCTCATTAAGGCTGCTGGTCTTGGTGCTGCAGCAGGAGAAGCTTTAGCCGAGTCCCAAACATCAGGCATTACTCAAAAAGGATTAAAGAAAGAAGAGAGTACAAAAAAATTAGAAGCCAATACAAAGAAAACTGGTCGGCCATTAAATTCTCCATCAGCCAGTAAGAAGTCTACTTCCTCTAATAAAACTAGCCCTGCCAACCAACATGGTTCCCGAAGTTCACAGAAGTATTCTCACGACTTTGGCGAGCGAGATCTTTATCAGATGTTTTTGCTAAATGGTCCAATTGAAGAAACTGCCAAACTAAATGATATTGTAAGAGCATTTAAACAAGAGTGTGCATCCTTTACCGATACGGTCAATAACCGAATAAAACTTCTTGGCGAGGTCTCATTGGCTGTTGTTCGTTCTAATTTAGACTGGCGCTGGCAAGAAGTCTGTGATCGCTATTACAAGAAGTCATATAATGCTGGTATACTTTCTTCTGTCGAAGACTTCTCTGAACTAAAAGTTGACAAATTGCTTTGTAATAAAGATATTTGTATTGAAAAGCTTGCAGATTATATAAGTAATGCTGATAATGTTTATAAAGCCAATGACATTCCTCCATATAATTAATGGTGACTCCAAATGGATTTCAATTTCTTCGACTACATTAAAATAAGCCCAGACAAAAGGCTTTCTAATTTGAGCAAGCAAGAGATACTATCAATAATTGATAAGTCTCAAAAAGGTGACTCTGAAAAACAAGGGCTTATCATTGAGTGGGATTTTACACATTCAGCTCGAAGAATAAACAACAGACTGTATTCTTATTCTGGCCAGAAGACTGGACTTGACAGTCTTATTAAGCCCTTTGCTAAACCTATTTTAAAGAATCATGATACAGATGGAGAGCCGTTAGGAAGATTCATTGGTGGGGAGTATGTGGATTTGGCCCCAGCTGCTATGGGCTTCTTTAGGGATGTCGGGACCTTCTTGAAGTTCCAAAAAGATTATCTCAGTGATGACCCAAAGCGTATGTACAAAGCAATGAAGGATTCTGGCCTTCTCGTCAACGAGAGTTTTCCTGGTCTTGGAACAATGCGAGTAAAGGCCCGTATTACAGATCAAGACGCAGTTGAGAAGTTTCTTGATGGACGCTATCTAACTTTCTCGGCCAACCACGGCTCTGATAGATATATTTGTAGTATCTGTGGCCAAGACTGGATGACTGATGGTATTTGTGAACACCGCTCAGGTTCTATTTATGATGGCGAAGTTTGTGTTTACATTACTGGCGCTTGGATAGTCAAAGAAGGCTCTGTAGTCAGCACTCCCGCCGACGATATTTCAATTCTACGGTCTATGCAACTTTCTGATTCTGTCGGAGTCCCTGAATTCTTAAGTGATCCTGAATTCTGGAAAATTGACTCCTCTTCTGTTTTTATTACTGATTCGATTATACAAGACCTGGAGATTAATATGCCTAATAAACAAGAGGCTCCTCAGTTAATGGATCCTTGCGATTTTTCACGTAAGATTGTCGAAGGCGTTGTTGATGAAGAAATTACGAAACTCGGTGATGCTCTCACTGGTGAAACTGTTTTTGAAATTAATTATTTAATTCAAATCCATGACAGTCTTCATTATAATTATGATTTGAAGATCGGATACAGTGAAGATCAAAGTCTGCCCACAGATGTTTATAAACTTCATGCGCGACTTCATGAGCTTGCTGACATCCAAGATTTTCGTGGTTCTATCGTTAACGGCGCTTTGGATAAATACAGTGCTACTGGGGAAGAGACTGAAGAATTTGTTCTTCCAGCCGTTGCAACCTCCGACTCTGAAGAAAAGTTAGAAGTTGGAACTCAAGAAGACTTATCTCAGAAACCCGAAGTAGATCCCGTACTTCTTGATACTTTGTTTGCTCTTATTAAAGAACGACTTCATTCTGAATCTGAAACCCAAGATACAGAAGTAGATTGGGATAAGATTTCACAGGAGATGGAAGATTATGCCAACTCCCTTACTGAAATTGAAGATGAGACTCTGGGGGTCGAAGAAGGGCAAGATGCCACCTCTGAAGCAGGCGGAAGCAACTCTGGTGAGTACAAAACCAAAGGTCCCTACTGTGGGTCTAGCGGTGGAGCTCCTAAAGATACTTATCCGGTTAATACCAAAAAGCGTGCTGTTGCGGCATTGGCGTATGCTCGACACGCCCCTAACCCGGGTGGCATCAAAGAGTGCGTTTGCAAACATTGGCCGGATCTTCCTGCATGCAAAGATAAGAAAGATTCGAAAGAAACAGAGCTTCTTAAAGACTACAAAGTTGCACTTACGCAAATAGAAGATCTTTCCAAGCGACTTGAAGATGTTCTTGTTTGTATTGCTAATCTGAAAAATAAAGAAATTCCTGAAGATTCTGAAAACAAACTTGAAGATCTATGGGGGTGGTTTGGTACTATTGATTCTGTAGAAGATCACACAATTCTTGATAATGCTGGTAAGGTCGAAGATCCAAACTCAATTGCCATCAATCCAACCAAAACTCAAACTGTAGAAACACAGCTTAAGAAAACAGATGGTCTTGGCGATTATGAGAAAAAATTCTTAGCCGAATACAGCGCAATTCTTTCTAAAGATGGAGAACACATTGCAGAGACTTATTTCGCAAGATGTAAGAAGTATCTGCCACGCGGATTCCATCCTTCCAAATTTCAACTCTCTTAGGAGACAAAAATGGCTGTTAGTCGATATACTGCGACCTTAAAGCGTCGTACTAATGTCATTAGTAACATTACTCCTAGCCCATTCCTGCAGAAGAATGCCGACAATCCTGCTGGGACTTGGAAGCCCGCTGCGTGGCTGCCCATTGAATGGACTGATACTGTTACTCAAGACTCTTTTGTAATTTCTACTGGTAAAGTTATTGCTCTTTGTGGTGAGGACGAGCGGATTGTTCCTGCTGGCTATTACCTTCGTACCACTATTGGCTCTACCTTTGTCACCTATACTACTGCAGATGTAACTGCTGGTGTAATTGACATTGTAACTGGTGTAACCTTAACTGCTACTGGTACTCGTACTGCTCAAGCCGTAGCAACTGCTCTGCTTGCTCGTGGACTCGTCAATGAGGCGGACTTAGCTCTTGGTCACGATTTCTATTCAGGGGTAAGCGATCAGAGCGACGTAACCGCTGTAATAGAAGCTTTTATTAGTCTTCCAGTCGGTATAGTCAAAGGTGATGTGTATGTTTGGGCCGGCGACTTTCCCAACTACAACTATGCTAATTATTGCAAACAACATCTAATTCAGTTCGTTACTGAATGGCAGATGGTCGTTCCTCACCTGGCTAACACTACTGCTGCCACCACAGGCGACCTTGAAGCTGCTGCTGCTTGGTCGAGCGTTGCTGATGGTACCCAAATGCCTGATGCAGATGTGGCTGGTGCAGAGCTTTATGTAACTCCTGCTCAACTTGCCGGTCTGACTCGCTATAGTGGTGTTATTGCTGCAACTGATAACCTTGCTGGTTATTCAATTCGGAATATTCCTGGTTGCAAGAATACCTCACGTACTCCCCTGTCTTTTGCTACGTCTGAAATCTTTGGCGTAAATGAAAAGACCAGTATCGCTTCAGTAACTACTGCAGGTGATTACTTCTGGGATGCTGAAGTTGGAATGCTGATTGTCTCCGCCAGCGCTGGAGCCCAGGTAGCAACTGCTGGCGTGACTACAATGACCTACTACTACTACTCTGGCGGTTCTGCTGCAGCTGCACGGATGATCCATCTTTGTGGTGAAGCTCGTCGTGGTCAGTTCCTAACTGTAGATTCTAACTCTAACTTCGTAGCCATTGATATTACTCCTGGGACAACCAATATGGGTGGTATCGTTGGCCGTATTTATCGTCTAATCAGTCAGCCTCGTGGTCTACTTGAAAGAGTTGAGACTGCCTGGAGCGCATCAAACATGACCGCTGTTGATCAGATGCCTGGTACTGCGACTGCTGGCTACACCGATCTGATTACACTGTCTCCTGAGACGGTTGCCGATCAGCTCGCAATCCTTAACATCAAGATTTCATAAGGAGTTCCTAATGTCTTTCACTCTAAAAAGTGGTCGTAAACTGGAGCTTCCTACCGGCGAAAAGCAGGCTGCACGATTCCTTGCTGACGTGATGAGTAATCAGGGTCAGATCCCAGATAGTGATGAGCGCGTCGAGTGGGAAGATTTTGTTGAGACTATTTCTTCTCGCGACACGGTTATGACTGCAGAGATCCAAGCCCTGCTACCCCAGGCCATGGAAATGATTGTGCGCGAGCCAATTGAACCTGCTCTGGTAATCACTGGCCTATTTAATCGCGTGATGTCTAAAGGTTTGACTACTCAGGTTCTGGCTGGTGCTCTTGGTGCCGTATATGCTGATGATGTACAAGAGCATGGTACCTATCCTGAAGTGATGTTCCAGATTGGTGGCGCTGTGCAGACTGCTTGGGTTGGCAAGTCTGGTATTGCGGCTTCCTTCACTGATGAAGCCCTCCGTTATAGCACTTGGGATATTATGGCTATGAATCTTCGTCTTATGGGCGCGGCAATGGCTCGTCACAAAGAACAGAAGGCTGTTAACTTCCTGACCTCCCTTGGTACTACTCTCTTTGATAACGCCACTCCTGCTAACTCTCTGTATGGTGTTTGCCATGGTCGCTCGATGGCTGGTGTTGGTAACGGTACTATGGACGTAGACGATCTTATGCAAGGCTACGGTCACATGACCGAAGAAGGCTTCCCTCCAAACATCCTGCTTGTCCACCCAATGGCTTATCTGATGTGGATGCGTGATGCGACAATGCGCCTGATGTTACTCAACTTCGGTGGCGGTGAGTGGTTCAATCCCTGGTCGGGCAATCCTGGTCCTCAGAGTTCTTGGTCTAACGGTGCTATGGGCGCAATGGGCCCTTCTCTTGGACATCGCATTGTTCCTGGTGGAACCCCTTCTGGTGAGACTCCTACTCCTAATACTGGTCGTTCTCAGAATATGACCTCTGTACCTAATGTGCCAGGTCTGTTCCCCTTCAACTTCTCTGTAATGGCTTCTCCATTTGTACCTTATGATCCTGCTACCAGACTTACTGACGTTTACCTGCTCTCCGCTGGTAATGTTGGTTTCCACTTGGTAGACGAAGATCTTGTCCAGGTGCAATGGCGTGATGAAGATGTCGAGTCCGTCAAGGTCAAGCTACGTGAACGTTATGGTTTCGCTGTAGCTCATGAAGGCCAAGGCATTGGCGTGTTCAAGAACGTATTCGTGGACAAGAACTGGTTCGATGGGACCGTTCCTGCTTCCCCAGTTACCGTTTCTGCTCTTTCTGCTGGTACTGCCGTCGTATAGTATCTTCTTTGTGGTATGCTCAGGGGCGGGGCCTTTTGCCCCGCCCCTTTCCTTAGGAGATATTATGGGTTGGTTTCGTTCAGAAAAAGAGATTCTTAATTCAGACAATGCTTTTGATTTGCGTGAGCTTCCTGGTAAAATCCTATATGCCAGCAACATTGAGATTGAAGATGAAGGCGAGTTCGTAATTTTTACAGCTAATACCACTATTGAGCAAGTTGAAGAAGAGGAAGAAATAGATGAGTGCGCCAATTCTGCAAAGCATCTTTCCTAATGATGGCCAGACTTCTGTTCCAATTCGAGCTGATATTGAAATTACATTTGATGTTGGGATAGATCCAAACCTTGCATTAAGAAATATTGCCTTATATGGTCCAGATTTTGACAGGACAAGCGGTCCTGATAGTGCCTTATGGATTGATGGAGAGAGCGGCGCAAATCCTTTCTTCTTAACCTCTCCTGGCTATCAAGGTAGAGTTCCTTTTACACTAACAACTGTTTATGTTAAGACAGATGGAACCCTTGTAGACCCGCAACCAACTTTTGCAGATAGGGCCGCCGAATTAGCCTCTGGCTATTATCAGAAGGTAATCGTCACACCCGATAATGCCTTGGCTCCTCTTACTGAATATACTGTCTATATGATTGGAGATTCAGAAGCTGGAACAGATAGTGCTCTGTCGGCTCGAACAATTTTTGATGTTGATTATTCAGCAGTTATCAGCGCTACTGGTTTCATTCAGATATATGGAGGATATACTGGAACAGCAGATACTGTTAATGTAAAAGTTACTTTAGCTGGAGACATTGGCACTGCTAAGTATAAATGGTGGTATGACTCTGAATTAGAAGCAGATGCCCGCACTGGAAAAATTACATCAAGACGGTATAGAAATTTAGAAGATGGTTTGCAAATTAGATTTAGCGGCTCAGGTTTTC